ACCCTTCACGAAGTCCTTTTGCTCAGTAATCGAGTAACCAATATTCGGAACATCGACGTTGAAGAAAAACGACATCGATGCTTCGCGGTTGACACCTGCAAGCAGGGGGTCAGCAGCGATCTTGGAACCGTCCCAACGCGCCGAACGGCGCGTTCGAACCTTTCCAGGCTGATGCGTCACCTTAAAGACGATCGTTCGATCGTCCTTTGAGTAGACAGCATGGTTATCTCCAGATCCCGTACGGGGGAGCGACGAAGTCGTCCCACCGACGGTGATGGACTGAGGATCGGCAAATGCCATGGCATTACTCCTTACAATGGGTTATTTAATTATTATTTAATTAGATAATCCTAGCTACGTACGGGAAAGTCCCAACGCAGCAAGGATGGCCAATTGGTCAGCTGAAAAGTCTGACGGGTTTAAGCCAAACCCGAAAGGTGATGCTCTAACGCGTTGTTTCAAGACGCGCCGCATGGTTTGCGTATAACCGCCCAAGGCTGGAAGATTACGATTACTCATAGTCTCCACTTGGCCAGTCCAACGCTGCCAACCCGAACTTAAGGGTCCAGAAGGTTTCCGGTACCAGAGGCCGTTAGGCCAAGATACCTGAACTTCTGTTTCCGTGGTTCGCATTAGGTAACCATACTGCATCACGAGGTCATCGGCAATGAGAGCGCTGACATTGGAGACTACGTCTCCAAAGTTAACGAACCAGTCCGATAGCCACGTCCATGGTGCGAGATTCCAAAGAATCTCAGGATCAAGTCGAGTACCCAAAAGGATATTCGCCTTCTCTTCAATTAGAGAAAGTTCCTCAAGTGCTTTTGGCACTGACCGATGATAAAATCGGAAGCCTCCAGAAAACCAGGTTTTCTGAGTGGTCTTGGTAACTTGTTCCGGCAAAAACGAGCCACCTCTCGAGAACGAGAAGTGGTCCTGTGGAATTGTCCCAAAAGGGGTGCTCGCTTCGAGCATGTAACTAGAAGAAGTCCCAGAAAAACTGAGACCACTAGTCACACTAACTTCCTCAGGAAAGTAGTGTCTACGCCTAATCAGACGCTCGATGTCCCGTTCGTATTGAAGAATACGACGGCGAGCGTCTGGTACCAACTCTACCAGCGTGACCAGGTCCCGAATTAACGGGGCCCAACCAAACTGGACATTCAGGTATTCTTTGCCGCCTTGACGAAAAACGTCTCGAACGGTTTTTGAACGCCCGGCTAGGGAGCCAATGATGGTCGGAAGACCATCCTTGCGCAACTCGCCTAAGAGGACAGGAATGTCCAAGGCGGGTTTTGCAGGACGAACGATTTTGATCGCTCGCGCTCCCATTGTCCAAAGGGATTGTTGGTAATTACCGAGTTCGGCATCTGTACTTAGGGACATCAGAGAGTGCCACCCCAAAAAGAGTGGACCATCTGAATGTGCCTGATAGTATGGGAGATTACCTCCCTTCGCCGCGAGGACTCCGAAGGAGCCATCGAACGACGACTGTACAGACGTTTTCTCAGTAACAAAGGTTGCACCATAATCACGATGGGTGAAAACCCACTCAGCACCGGTACCCCTGATATAAGGCTGCCTTAAGGCATGCCGAATAGCAGGGAATGCGGTGTCGTGACTAATAGTGCGTTGCTCCTCGACCTTATTCTTCTTGTTGAAGTTTTGGGTCGTGATGCTATTGTAGGTACTACCTGACGTATAAGCGTCAGTAGAACGACGCTTAGTTTCCATGGATCTTACCTTTCTACAGATGGGTTTAGGGTGTTTTAACACACCCATGCCCAAGACACAAGTGCCTGTGGTGCCCCTAACGG